TGGTATTGTTCCTCGTGAGCAAGCCACTCTTTGACGCCCTACCGGTTGCCGCCGGTGGGGCGTTTTTGTTTATACATCTTCTAAGGAATTACTTTCGGCAAGGGCAAAAAGCTCTGCGCTCGCCTCGCCGAGCTCTGTTTTTTGCGCATCACTCATGTATTGCAGAAACGGAACAAATGCCTGGTGGTATTTTTCTGCCCAACCTTTCTTTGCCTTTGTTGTTTTCAAGCTCCTGATTTTAACACTGTATTTTTCCGCTGTGCGGTGAATGATCTCATTCACCGCCGCTTCCCGGAATACAGGATTCTGATATTTCTTCAGATCAGCAGTTGCGCTCACTGGTGCACCATACCTTTTGCATTTTTCCAGTTCCAGCAGTCGCCCAACGCAAAAGTCGTATCTCATAAAGAACGTGGCCGGGTCTGTTGTTGTTTCAAGGATTCTTGCACTCTCTCGCGCCTGTTTTAGGAACTGCGGAGCCAGAATCTTTGCGTTTTTCCGAGAATCAACCAGATTCATCTCACCCATCCATTCAGGGTTGGGTGTATAAATTTGCTTTGCATCATCAGAATCTTCGGCATCGCCTTGCAGATACCCGTCTTTGATGCCCTTTGCAGTTCCGTGGATCATGCTGAAAATTGAGAGTGCAACCCAAAAGACGACAACGCCGCAAACGAAAGACATCCCAAGTCCACAAGATGCTGATGCGATAAAGAACCCAAGACATCCAACCGCAAGACTGATAAAAACAAACTTTATCGGAACATTCAGGCCAGTCTTTCCGGAGGGCATCTTTGACGCAGCTCCTCCAATCGCTCCTGCTCCACGGAAAACGGCATCAATGCTCTTGTGTACTGTTTTATTGCCAGAATGCTTCCGGTGCCATTCTTTGCGGCCATAGGGAGAAAGTTTTTTACCCATACATTTCCTCCTCGGTTAAGTCTTCATTTTCCTTGTAATAGTAGTAAGCACGCCGGACATATTCCTCCGTGGTGTCCAGGAGCTCCGCAATCTCATCGGCATCACGGCCCTGCTTCAGCAGGTCGAACAAGACCTGCTTTGGAATCGCGTGCCGGATATACCAGTGATCTGCCCGCACCTCATGCCGCTCCACAATATCAAACGGAGTGGCCATAGAATAAAATCCGCCATACAGGCAATGGCCGAGCTCATGCCCGATGCGTGCCTGCTCTTCTGCATAAGTACAGGGCTTGGAATTGTCCAGCCCGATATAACACGCCCCATTGACTTCCGTTGACATGCTGCCAATGATCGGCATTGGGTAGCGCAGGACTTCCACATGATTTTCGGCCGCAACTTTATAAAAGTCAGCCCTTGTTCCCATTTGCATCCCGCTCCTTTATGAACCGGACAAACTGCTTGACCTCTTCATACTGGGCATCCGTCACGGGGCCGCCGCCAAAGAGAGCAAACTTAATATCATCCTCCGAAACCCCACCGGCACGCCCGGCGGGGCTTTTTTGTTCGCCGATCAGGTCATTCACCGACACTCCGAAGTAGGCCGCAACCTTCGCGAGAGTATCGCCAGAAGGAACAGCCCCTGTATTCTTCCATTTCGTGACGGTCGAGTTGCTCAGACCAATTTCTTTTGCGGCACGGCTGCAGCTCACGCCCTTTTCTTGGCACAGTTCACTGTATACGTCATAAAACACAATTTTCAACGCCCCTTTTTGTGCAGAGCGCCAAATCTAACCAAATTCAGAAAATTCCATTGACTTTCTAACCAAATTCAGATATCATAGTGTCACAGTTGAATCCGGTTAGCAAACAAGCCCGGAATCAACTGAATGGCTCAGGCTAGAATTTGCGCTGGATAATTGTTAGCACCATCATCTTACCGCAAATTCTAACCAAAGTCAAGTTTTTAAGCTGAAGGAGGTTAGAATTGTATGCCTGCACAATGGACAGGTGAGCTTGTTGGAAAAATGCACAACGCCGGTGTCACCGGCAAAGAGCTGGCCGCACAGCTGGGAAAGAATCCGAAATACATTTCCCAAGTGCTGAACGGTCACTACGAGCCCAAGAAGGCAGAGCGCGAATTCAACGCTGCACTCTCCGCCATCATTGAAGGCCGTCAGGAAAAGGAGGACTGACCCATGGCAAAGAAACAGTTTCTGAAACTCCGGCGGCTGGCCGAAGATCAGGACATCACCACGGATGAGCTGGCCGCAAAGGCAGGCATCGTGCCCCGCACGTTGCGCAAGCGCTTTGCCGCGCCGGAGAGCTGCGGCACATGGAACTGGGAAGAGATTGACGGCATCTGCCGCGCGCTTCACATCCCGCAGGAGCAGATCGGAGAGTATTTCTTCCCGAAGTTTGAGAAAGGAGCATGAACATGAAGGCAAAACTTTACATCGACAGTGAGGACTCGACCATCAAGATCGAAGGTGGTCCCAGCGACGTGCTGCATCTTCTGGTGTGCGCAATCGCGCAGATTCTGAAGAGCTATTTCCCGGACGATTTTGAGCGGCAGCTGGGCTGGGTGTCTGGACTGCTCTACAACGTGATTCGTGAGCTGAAAGAGGAGGACGACGATGAAGATTAAGTCACGCGTATGGCACTGGCTGGCCGTGGCCTGCGGCAGTGTGGGTCTGGTGCTGGGCATGGGTGCCGAGGGCACCGCACAGACGGGCGGCGCGATCAATGGCAACACCTTCACCACAGCGGTGATTTTGGTACTGCTTGCAGCGCTGTTCATGAAGCTGGGCTTCCTGGCACAGGACCGCGAGGAGCGGGAAGCCAAGGGCCGCCACGGCTGTGGCAAGATTACCCGCAACCACGCCCGGAACCCGGAGTACCCGGAGAATCAGGAACGCGGAGCATGAACGATTACATCCACAACGTCATGTGGTACACCGTCTGGGATGCCAAGACCGGAGATCTGGTAGCATCCGGCACGGCGGCAATGTGCGCCCGACGGCTGGGGTATTCCAGCTCCGGCAGCTTTGCCAGCGCGGTGAGCCACTGGCTGTGCGATGGCCGCCAGCACGTCAAGTACACCATCCAGCGGGAGTACATCCCCCGCAGTGAGGTGGACAGCCTACCGCAACGCCGCAAGTACAAAAAACAAAAAGCCCGCCGGTGCGCCAACACCGACGAGCTGCAAGGGATGATGGATTCGCCAATCACATCACCCCGATAATATCACAAAATCGGAGGTTTTACAATGAAAGGAATCCTGATCGAGCCGGGCAAGGCCCCGGTGGTCACCGCCCTGCCGGACACACTGCAGGGCATCGAAGCCATGCTGGGCTGCGACTGCATGCAGGAGGTGCTGCCTCGCACCCCGGCGGTGCTGCTGTTCGGCGTTCTCGGCAAAGGGCTGAACCGCATCTATCGCGGCCATAACATCTACGGCACCATCCTCTGCTACGGCTGGCGGAACAACACCCTGCAGCCCCTGAGCAAGGATCTGCAATCTGAAATGCTGGACCGCCTGAAGGACACGGAGGTGCGGGTATGAGCACCTACATCTGCAAGTGTGGGCGGCGGGTAAAAAAGTCCACCAATGCCGACAACACCGGCAATCGTCTGGAAGGGTACGGCCCGGGCCATGAATGCTATGGTTGTCCTTATGTCCTGTCGTGGGGCAATTACGAGTGGAACGAGGAGGCCAAGAGCTTAGAGCAAAAGGCCAAAGGTTATGAATGTCGCATGAGCAAAACGCTTGCTTATGATTCCAGGTTTATCGGCTCCACCAAGGACAAATGCACCTGTTCTGTCGTCAGTCTGGATTTTGATTTTTTGGAGCAGATCAGTTCCTGGGTCAAGAAAACTTTTACATCAGGTGAGTTGACTGGGTACTTTTCTCGAGGCGAGATTCGAGCCACAGACTACTGCCACAATGGCCGCTACCAGTACACGCTGTGCTGTGCTCAAAACAAAAAGGGCATTGCAGCTAAAGCAGCATTGTTTGAACATTTCTTCAACTCGGGCGGCAGCCGCAAGGATATGACCCCGCAGCAGGAAATGGAAAAGGTTCTGGCCGACATCAAAAAGGCAACTCAGGCAAAGGAGAAACTGGAATGTACGACGATGGATTCTGCGGCCCCGTCCGAGAATGCGGACGCTTCTTCTGCGACTGGTGGTGCGCCTTTGACGACTGGAACGACCTTGATGACGAAACCTGCCCATTCAGCCCCGCAAGACAAAACCCCAACCTCCTTCCCGATGAACTCTCTTGCCGCCCCCACCTTTGATTTCTCCGCCCTGGGCGACCTGTCCGGGCAGGCTGCAGAGGCTGACCAGCAGTTCGATTTGCACTATGGCACCGCACAGGACGAGTATCTCATCTCCTGCATCTATCTGGCCCGGGTGCACGCCCTGACGGCCAAGGCTGGCCGCTATGGCGGCGGTACATGGACAAAGTGGTACGAGAGCAAGGGTTTGAGCCATGGCAGCGCCACAAAGATGGTGCAGAACGGCGACGCTTTTAAATCGTCAACTGTTGACGAATTAAAACAGCTGCCCAACCTGACCCGGAAGGACCTGAACCTCATTGCCCGGTCCGGCTGTGCGGACCAGGTGGTGGCCGCCGCCGGGGACAGCCAGCGTGTCCAGGACCTTCTGGCCCAGATCAAGAGCAAAGACGCCCAGCTGGAGGCCGCTCACGCCGACATCTCCGGCCTGAAGGACCGTGCCACCGCCGCCGAAGCCCGGGAGGAAGAAGCATGGAGCATGGTGAGCAAGGCACAGGACGAAGCAAAGGCGGCACAAGAAAATCTTGACTACGAGGTCAGCCAGAACGACGCCCTGCACGAAGAAAAGGGGCAGCTGCTGCGGGAGTGTGAGGCGGCAAAGCAGGCCCGTGCAGAGGCCGAAGCCCGCGCCAAGGACGCGGAGAACCAGCTGGCAGGCTCCCGGCAGGTGGCCGAAGCGGCCAAGCTCCGGGGCGACAAGCTCAAGGCCGAGAATGATGCACTCAAGAAGCAGCCCATCACTGCGGTGGTGGACAAGGAAGAGGTGGAGCGTCAGGCCAGGGAAATGGCCGCCGAGATGACCGCCGACCTGCGGGCACAGCTGGAACAGACCGCTTCCGGCAGCGAACAGGATGCCCACAGCTCCTATGACAACGTACTTTTGGCCGACCGTTCTTTCCAGAACATCGGCAAAATGGTGATTCCGTCCCTCCGCAAGCTGCCGCAGGAGCAGCGGGAAGCCGTCGCCAATCAGCTCATCCGTACACTGGGACAAATTCAAGGGGAGGTATCACAATGTCTGTAAAGATCACGGCGCTGGAAGCCGAGAACGTCAAGCGCATCAAGGCCGTTGCGCTCACCCCGTCGCCCACCGGGCTCACCCTCGTGGGCGGCAACAACAATCAGGGCAAGACCAGCGTGCTGGACGCCCTGGCGTGGGCCCTGGGCGGGGACCGTTTCCGTCCGGACGCCGCACAGCGGGACGGTGCTATCGCCCCGGCGCACCTCAAGGTCACCCTGTCCAACGGGGTGGTCGTGGAGCGCAAGGGCAAGAACGCCAGCCTGACCGTCACCGACCCCACCGGCCGGCGCAGCGGCCAGCAGCTGCTCAATGCGTTCGTGGAGCCGCTGGCCCTCGACCTGCCCCGCTTCATGGAAGCGTCGGACAAGGAAAAGGCCGACATCCTGCTGCGCATCATCGGCGTGGGGTCCGAGCTGCAGGTCAAAGATCTGGAGATCAAGGGCCTGTACGACAAGCGCACCTTCACCGGCCAGCTGGCCGCCCAGAAAAAGCACTTTGCCGAAGGGCTGATCTCCTACCCGGAAGCCCCGGACGAGCCGGTGAGCGCCTCCGAGCTCATCCGCCAGCAGCAGGACATCCTTGCCCGCAACGGCGAGAACCAGCGCAAGCGCCGGCAGGCGCAGGAGCTGACCCGCAAGCGGGATGAGGCCATGGCCGAGATGCAGCGGCTGGATGAGCGCATCGCCGAGCTGACCGCCCGGCGGGAGGAAGTGAGCAAGAAGCACACGGCATTGTTCGTGCAGGCGATGGAAGCCAGTAAATCCGCCGAGCAGCTGCAGGATGAATCCACCGCCGAACTGGAAGCGTCCATCCGGGACATCGAGGAGACCAACCGCAAGGTGCGTGCCAACCTCGAAAAGGCCCGCGCCGAGGACGAGGCCGCCCAGTACGCCAGCGACTACGACAAGCTGACCGGCCAGATCGAGGACAAGCGTGCCGAGCGCATGGCCCTGCTGAACGGGGCCGACCTGCCCCTGCCGGGCCTCAGCGTGGAGGACGGCGTCCTTACTTACAACGGCAAGCGCTGGCGGGACATGTCCGGCAGCGACCAGCTGCGGGTGGCCACGGCCATCGTGCGGCGGCTGAACCCGGACTGCGGTTTCGTGCTGCTGGACAAGCTGGAGCAGATGGACCTGACCACCCTGACCGAGTTTGCAGCCTGGCTGGAAGCCGAGGGCCTGCAGGCCATTGCAACCCGCGTGTCTACCGGCAGCGAATGCCAGATCATCATCGAGGACGGCATGGTCAAGGGCACCGAGCCGCCCGCCGAAAAGCCCCAGCCGAACAAGAGCTGGACGAAAGGAGCGTTTTAAATGAGCAAGTATTCCGTGACCACCGGCGTGCAGACCGCGCCGGTCAAAACCGTGCTCTACGGGCCGGAGGGCATTGGCAAATCCACCTTTGCCTCCCATTTTCCGGATCCGGTGTTCATCGACACCGAGGGCGGCACCAAGCGGCTGAATGTGGCCCGCCTGCCCCAGCCCACCAGCTGGGCGATGCTGCTGGACGAGGTGGCAGAGGTGCGCAAGGGCAGTGTGCCCTGCGGCACGCTGGTCATCGACACCGCCGACTGGGCCGAGCGCCTGTGCATCCAGGCGGTGTGCGCCCGTGCCAAGGTCAACGGCATCGAGGATTTTGGCTACGGAAAGGGCTACACCTACGTCAAGGAGGAGTTCAGCAAGCTGCTGGATGCCCTGGAAGAGGTGCTGAACGCCGGCCACAATGTGGTGGTGCTGGCCCATGCCGCCATCACCAAGTTTGAGCAGCCGGACGCCGTGGGCAACTACGACCGCTGGGGCATGAAAACCAGCAAGCAGGTGGCCCCGCTGCTGCGGGAGTGGTGCGACATGCTGTTGTTCGCCAACTACAAGACCGTGGTGGAAAAGGCCGGCAGCGGCCCCAACGCCAAGAACAAGGCCAGCGGCGGCCGCCGGGTGCTGTACACCACCCATCACCCCTGCTGGGACGCCAAGAACCGCTTCGGCCTGCCGGAAGAAGTGCCCTTTGAGTACGCCAGCATTGCCCACTGCCTGCCCGGCGGCAGCGCACCGGCAGCTACCCAGACGCCGGTGCAGCACGCCCCGGCTCCTGCCCCGCAGCCCAAACATCAGCCGGATGCCGACATCCTGCCCAGCCCCACACCGCAGCCCCAGCCGCCTCACGAGGAAGTGCCGCCCGCCCTGCTCACGCCGGACCTGATCGCGCTTGGCGTGCCGGAAAAGCTGGCCCCGCTCATGAGCGCCAACAACGTCACCCCGGAAGAACTGCAGGCCGTTGTGGGCCAGCGCGGGTATTTCCCGGAGGACATGCCCATCCGGGATTACCCCGCCGATTTCGTGGAGGGCTGTCTGGTGGCCGCATGGTCCCAGGTGCTCCAGATGGTGCTGGACAGCCGTGACCTGCCGTTTTGATAAGGCTCCCTCTCAGAGGGAGCTGGCAGCACCGTCAGGTGTTGACTGAAGGAGTTTTTTTGAAGGGAGAATTTACTTATGAATGACATGAACACTGAAGGCCGCGCATTCGGCTGGGATGACGAATTTACCAACGAACAGCAGGAGTTCGTCCTGCTGCCGGAGGGGGATTATGCCTTTGAGGTCACCGGCATGGAGCGTGCCCGCTACGAGGGCGGTGCCAAGCTGCCGCCCTGCTCCATGGCAAAGCTGACCATCAAGGTGTTCGGCGGGGCCAAGGGCGACGCCACCGTCACCCACCGCCTGTACCTGCACACCAAGACCCAGGGCCTGCTGGGCGCGTTCTTTGAGAGCATCGGCCAGTGCAAGCGCGGCGAGACCTTCCGCCCCCGCTGGAACGAGGTGGTGGGCAGCAAGGGCCTGTGCCGCCTCGGCATCCGGGAGTACACCAAGCAGAGCGGCCCCCACGCAGGCGAGACCGGCCAGAGCAACGAGGTGACCCGCTTCCTGCCGCCGCCGGAGCCCACGGCCGCGCCTGCCCACGGCTGGACACAGGGGGCGTTTTAAATGGCAAAGACGCAAGCCCTGCGCCCCTACCAGCAGGCCGCACGGGATGCCATCCACACCGAGTGGGAGAACGGCCATGCCCGCACCCTGCTGGTGCTGCCCACCGGCACCGGCAAGACCATCGTGTTCGCGTCGGTGGCCGCCGATCAGGTGCGTGCCGGGGACCGGGTGCTCATTCTGGCGCACCGGGGCGAGCTGCTGGAACAGGCTGCCGACAAGCTGCAGCGTTCCACCGGCCTTGTCAGCGCCGTGGAAAAGGCCGAATCCACCTGCCTGGACAGCTGGTTCCGGGTGGTGGTGGGCAGCGTGCAGACCCTGCAGCGCACCGCCCGGCTGGAACGCTTCCCGCAGGATTATTTCGGCACCATCATCATCGACGAGGCCCACCACGCCATCACCGACGGTTACCGCCGCATCCTGGACTACTTCAGCGGGGCCAAGGTGCTTGGCGTCACCGCCACGCCGGACCGCGGCGACATGCGCAATCTGGGCGAGGTGTTCGACAGCCTGGCCTTTGAGTACAAGCTGACCGACGCCATCAAGGAGGGCTATCTGTGCAAGATCATGGCCCAGACCATCCCGCTGCAGCTGGATATTACATCCGTGACCATGAGCGGCGGCGACTACGCCGTGGGCGACCTGGGCACAGCCCTTGATCCGTATTTGGAGCAGATCGCCGCCGAAATGGCTCGGCGCTGCAAGAGCCGCAAAACGGTGGTGTTCCTGCCGCTGATCAAGACCAGCCAGAAGTTCCGGGACCTGCTGAACACCTACGGCTTCCGGGCTGCCGAGGTCAACGGCCAGAGCGACGACCGCAGGCAGGTGCTGGCCGACTTCGACGCCGGCAAATACAATGTGCTGTGCAACTCCATGCTGCTCACCGAGGGCTGGGACTGCCCCTCCGTGGACTGCGTGGTGGTGCTGCGGCCCACCAAGGTGCGCAGCCTGTACAGCCAGATGGTGGGGCGCGGCACCCGCCTTTCCCCGGGCAAGACCGACCTGCTGTTGCTGGATTTCCTGTGGATGACCGACAAGCACGAGCTGTGCCGCCCGGCAGACCTGGTCTGTGAGGACCGCACTGTGGCCCGCCAGATGACCGAGCATCTGGCCGAGACCGGCTGCCCGGAGGACATTGAAGAAGCTGCCGCACAGGCCGGCGAGGACGTGGTGGCCCAGCGGGAAGAAGCCCTTGCAAAGCAATTGGCCGAGCAGCGCCGCAAAAAGGCAAAGCTGGTGGACCCGCTGCAGTACGAGATGAGCATCCAGGCCGAAGATCTCTCCGGCTATGTGCCCGCTTTCGGGTGGGAAGCCGGGCCGCCCAGCGACAAGCAGACCGCCGCGCTGGAAAAGCTGGGCATCCTGCCGGATGCGGTGGAATCGGCGGGCAAGGCGGCCCTGCTGCTGGACCGGCTGCACAAGCGCCAGACCGAGGGCCTGACCACGCCCAAGCAGATCCGCCTGCTGGAACGCTACGGCTTCCGGCATGTGGGCAGCTGGAGCTTTGACGCGGCCAGCCGCATGATCAACCGCATTGCAGCCGGCGGCTGGCGCGGCGTGCCCAAGGGCGTGGACCCCAAAACCTTCACGCCTGACGCACAGCCCGCCGTGCCGACGGACTTTGGATGGTAACGCACATGGAACATGAAAACGATCTCAAAGAAGCGCTGGAATTTCTCAGCCCGTCCGCCCTGACCTATGACGAGTGGGTCGCGGTGGGCATGGCCCTCAAGGACGGCGGCCTGCCGGTGACCGTCTGGGAGCAGTGGAGCACGCGAGACGCCGGCCGCTACCACAAGGGCGAGTGCGTCAAAAAATGGGAGAGCTTCCACGGCGGCGGGGGCAGCCCCGTCACGGTGAGCAGCATCTTCCAGATGGCCTACTCCCACGGGTGGAGCGGCCCGGCGGGCCATGCGCTGGACTGGAACGACGACATCGCCGCAGGGCCGGGCGCACAGCCGGAGGGCCGCGTGGTGGACCCGCGCTGGGTGGAAGCCCACGAGCTGGCCCTGCCGGAACAGTGGGACCCCGCCGACCAGCTGAAGCGCTACCTGCGAGCCCTGTTCGAGGCGGACGAGTATGTGGCTTATGTTACCGAGAGCTTCATGGCGGACGACCGCCGCCGCCCCACAAGGGGCTGCTGGGACCGCACCGCCGGGCAGCTCCTTGCCGAGCTGGACCAATGCGGCGGGGACCTGGGCAAGGTGGTGGGCGACTGCGACCCGGAGGTAGGTGCGTGGATCTGCTTCAACCCCGTGGACGGCACCGGCCGCAAGGACGCCAACATCACCGCTTATCGCTACGCCCTTGTGGAGTGCGACAACATGGAGCTGGGCAAGCAGCAGGCCATCATCCGGCAGCTGGAACTGCCCTGCGCGGCCCTCGTCTACTCCGGCGGCAAGAGCGTCCATGCCATCGTCAAGGTGGATGCCCCGGACTATACCGAGTACCGCAAGCGGGTGGATTACCTCTACGCCGCCTGTCAGAAGAACGGCCTGACCATCGACCAGCAGAACCGCAATCCTTCCCGCCTTTCCCGGATGCCGGGCATCCCGCGCGGAGACAAAAAGCAGGTGCTGCTGGAAACGAACATCGGCAAAAGCTGCTGGGACGAATGGCGGGACTGGCTGGAAGCCGAGACCGACGAGCTGCCGGACACCGAGAACCTTGCTGCCGACTGGGCCAGCCTGCCGCCGCTGGCCGACCCGCTCATCTTCGGGGTGCTGCGCAAGGGCCACAAGATGCTGCTGGCAGGCCCCAGCAAGGCCGGCAAGAGCTTTGCCCTCATCGAGCTGTGCATCTCCATTGCCGAGGGCAAGCCGTGGCTGGGGCAGTTCAACTGTGCACAGGGCAAGGTGCTGTACATCAATCTGGAACTGGACCGGGCGTCCTGCCTGCACCGCTTCAAGGATGTGTATGCGGCCCTCGGCCTTGCGCCGGAGAACCTTGCAAACATCGACATCTGGAACCTGCGCGGTGCGTCCGTGCCCATGGACAAGCTGGCCCCCAAGCTCATCCGCCGGGCAAAGAAAAAGGGCTATACCGCCGTCATCCTCGACCCTATTTATAAGGTCATCACCGGCGACGAGAACTCGGCCGACCAGATGGCAAAGTTCTGCAACCAGTTCGACCTGGTCTGCCGGGAGCTGGACTGCGCCGTCATCTACTGCCACCACCACAGCAAGGGTGCCCAGGGCGGCAAGCGCAGCATGGACCGTGCGTCCGGCTCCGGTGTGTTCGCCCGTGACCCGGACGCCATGCTGGACATGACCGAGCTGGTGCCAACCGATGCCATCCGCCAGCAGCTGCACAACAAGGCCGCTTGCCGGGTCATCAAGGCCATGCTGGACAAGCGCGGCCATGCGGACGCCTACGGCCCGGACGATACCCTCAGCAAGAGCCGGATGCTGGCCGTGGCCAAGGAGTGCCTGGGCCTGGCCGACCTGCGGGCCATTGACGCCGAAGTCGCCGCCGCCCAGAAGCAGGCCGACGGCATGACTGCCTGGCGCATCGAGGGCACGCTCCGCGAGTTCGCCCGCTTTGACCCGGTGAACCTCTGGTTTGACTACCCGGTGCACAAGCCGGACAGCGGCCTGCTGGAAGATCTCCAGCCGGACGGAGACGTCAAGGGCTTTGCCGCACGCGGCGCGGAAAAGCGCTGGGGCAGCCGGGAGAAGCTGGCCAAGAACAAGTCCGTGGAGCTGTCCACCGCCTACGAATCCTGCACGATGGACGGCAAGGTCACTGTCTACGCCATGGCCGAGTATATGGGCCTGAAGCCGGACACCGTGCGCCGCCGCCTGAAAGCGGACGGCGGTTACTGGGTAGATGGCGCGGACGTGGGACGCAAAGAGCCCGGTTCCAACGGATGATTACAAATTGCAATATTTTGTTTTACGCAACGTACAAAAACGGTAAAATGCCCGCATAATCCGTCCGCGTCCGGCTTCCGGATTTCGGAAAATGCCGCATTTTCCTACGGATCCGGGACGGAAAATGCCTATATATAATAGCATAATCCGTCCGTGTGTGATGGGGTCTCCCGGAGGATGGGGCGTGCACAGCCCCCATCCATCCGGGGAACCCTCCCCATCACGTTGGCCTGCATCAAAAAAGAAAAACGAGGTGAACCCCATGTACATGCAATTCTTTATCCCCATGCAGCCGCCCACCACCACCCACAACGCAAAGCAGCTGCACGCCTACATGAAGGGTGGCCAGCCCCACGCGGTGCTCCACGACAGCCCGGAGCTGAAAGCCGCCCGCGCCAAGCTCCACGCATATCTCGCGCCCCATGCGCCCAAAGCGCCCATCCCGGCAGGCCAGCCGGTGCGGCTGCTGGTCAAGTGGTGCTTTCCCACCGAGGGCAAGCGCCGCAGCGGCGAGTGGCGCACCAGCAAACCCGACACCGACAACCTGGAAAAGGCCCTCAAGGACGAGATGACCCGCCTGCACTTCTGGGCCGATGACGCGCAGGTGTGCAGCGAGATCGTGGAGAAGTTCTGGTCGGACCCCTGCGGGGTGTTCGTCCGGGTGGAGGAGCTGGCATGACCTACGAAGAGAAAAGACGCTGGCTCAGTCGGTACGGGGACGCTATGGTAAAGGCCAAGCACCTGCGAGATGATTTAGATGAAGCAGAACGTGACACCGGTTGTACCACGCAGCAACTGACCGGAATGCCGGGCGGCAGCGGTGATGGGCAGAGTCTGGCACGAACTGTAGAACGTATTGAACGAGCCGAGAAAGCCTTGAATGCACAGATCATGCTGTGTGATGATCTCCACGCCGAACTTATGGCCCGACTGGAGGATGTGGACGACCCGAAGGATTACGAGGTCCTGCGGCTGAAGTATCTCCGCTTTCAGGACTGGGAGCAGATTGCACAGAAGATGAGCATCTGTGTACGGCAGGTTTACCGTCATCACCGTAAAGGTGTGGATGCTTTGGAACTGTGACAGATGTCAGTAAAACGTCAGTACGACGTCAGTGACATGTCTTTGATTTCATGATAAAATAGTATCATCGCAAGAGCCCGCAGGAAAGGTTTACTCCCTTCAATCCTGCGGGTTTTGTGCTGCCCGGCTGCGACAGGGGAACAACCTTTACCGACCAACAGCCTGAATGTACCAGCCGGGCATCCTTTGCATATTTCTGCCGTCCTCCGGGGCGGCTTTTGTTTTACCTGAACCATGAGAGGTGGTGACGTGTCCAACGAAAAGAATCTTATCCCGTTCAACAAGCGAACGGAGAGCGAACAGAGAGAGATCGCCCAGCAGGGCGGCATTGCGTCCGGCAAGGCACGCCGCCGCAAACGCAGCATGAAGGAAGCCGCCGACTATTACCTCAGCCTGCCGGAGACCGACCGCCGCCGGGTGAATGCCCTGCTGCGGGATGAGGTGGACCCGGAGGACGTGGACAACCAGATGAGCGTGGTCATGGGCATGGCCGAAGCCGCAAAGCGCGGCGATGCCCGCGCCGCCGGGGTGCTGCTGAAGATGCTGGGCGAGGAAGCCCCGCAGGAGGACCCCGGTGCAGACGCACTGGAAAATGCCCGCAAACTGCTGGGAGGAATCGACAGTGCCATTGACTGAGTATCAGCAGGCGTTTCTCCGCAACTGCTCCCACCGCTGGAACATCAAGACCGGGGCCACCCGAAGCGGCAAGACCTATCTGGACTGTGCCGTCACCATCCCGCAGCGCATCCTTGCGGCCCGGGACGAGGGCCTGCTGGTCATGCTGGGCAACACCCTCGGCACGCTGGAACGCAACGTGCTGGAGCCCATGCGGGCGCTCTGGGGGCCGGATCTGGTGGGCATCGTGCGCACCTCGGCGTCCGGCAACATCGTGCAGCTGTTCGGCCGCAAGGTGTATGTCCTCGGTGCCGACAACAAAAAGCACATTGCCCGCATCCAGGGCGCGGCCTTCGAGTACGCCTACGGCGACGAGATCACCACCTGGGACGAGGGCGTGTTCCAGATGCTGAAAAGCCGTCTGTCCTGCCCGCACTCCCATTTTGACGGCACCTGCAACCCGGATAACCCCCAGCACTGGTTCAAGAAATTCCTCGACTCGGACGCCGACATCTATTGTCAGGCCTACACCATCGACGACAACCCCACCCTGCCGCCGGAGTTCGTGGCCCAGCTGAAAAAGGAGTACACCGGCACGGTGTACTACAACCGGTTCATTCTGGGGCAGTGGGCTGCGGCGGGCGGCATCATCTACCAGCCCTTCGCCGACAGCCTTGCCGAGGGCGGCGACCGCCGGTTCCTCTGGCCTGCCGGGACGCCCTGCAAACCGTGGCGCGTCCACATCGGGGTGGACTTCGGCGGCAACGGTTCCCAGCACGCCTTTGTGGCAACGGGCATTTTGCCGTACTATTCCGGCGTCGTGGGGCTGGCATCCCAGCGGGTGGACCCCCGCAACCAGGATGCCGACTACCTGGCCAACCAATTGCTCACCTTCTGCCTGGCCGTGTTCGCACGGTACGGCGAGATCCATTACATGTTCTGTGACAGCGCCGAGCAGACGCTGATCAACCACATCCGCACCCGGCTGCGGGCCTCTAAACTGTACTGGCTGGCCGACCGGGTGAATAACTCCGCAAAAATTCAGATTATCGACCGCATCCGCCTGACGTCCATTCTCATGGGCGGCGGGCGCTTTTGGTATCTGCCCGAAGCCGCCACCCTGCGGGACGCCCTTGCAAGCGCCCTGTGGAGCCAGAAGCACCCCGGCATCGACGAGCGTCTGGACGATGGCACCACCGACATTGACACACTGGATGCGTTCGAGTACACCATTGAGCGCGACTACAGGAGACTGACTGCACGATGAACGTCATTGCTTTTATCGAATACCTGAACAAAACGAACAAAACGAAGAATCTGCAGCTGGATCCGTCCTACTACAGCCGCATTGAGACGTGGCGGCAGTGGTGGCAGGGCAACGTGCCCGGCGTGCACAACATCCGCATCCGGCGCGAGGACGGCGACCACACCCGCCGCCGGGCTTCGCTGCGGATGCCCAAGCACGTCTGTGAGGACTGGGCGAACCTGCTGCTCAACGATCAGACCACCTTCCAGATCGGGGACGCGGCCACCGCGGCCTATCTGCTGGGCAGCGACGAGCAGCAGACCGGCGGGCTTTTGCGGCAGCTGCATTTCTGGCCAAACGCCAACCAGCTGGTGGAAAAGGCCTACTGGTCCGGCACCGGCGCGTTCGTGCTGAGCGTGGAGGGCGTCCGGGGCAAAAACGGCACGCTGGAAGCGGACCCGGATGCCCGCATCCGGCTGGACTACGACCCGGCGTCCTGCATCCTTCCGCTGCGGGTGGAGCGGGGCGTGGTCACCGAAGCGGCGTTTATTTCCGAGTGCCTCATGGACGGCAGGCCCTGCGCCTACCTGCAGACCCACACGGTCAGCGGCACGCAGCGCACCGTCCGCAACGAGTGGTTTGCCATTTCTGAGGGGCCGGACGGCACGCCGGTGTTCACTCCGCACAAGGCCCCGCCGGGCATGGTGGAGAGCCTGACCGTGGACGGCTCCCCGGCGTGGTTTGCGCTATTCAGCCCGGCGGCGCTCAAGAATATTGACACCGGCCTGGGGCTGGGCATGAGCGTCTTTGCCGAGGCGCTGGACGCCGCCCAGGGCGTGGACCTTGCCTTTGACAACTACCGGCAGGACCTGTATCTCGGCGGCAAGAAAATCTTCTACGACCGCAGCCTGTGCAAGGTGGTGATCGGCGATGACGGCAAGCCCCGGTACATCCCGCCCGACGACCTGAGCACCCAGCAGTTTTATTCCCTGCCGGGGCGGGACGGCAGTCTGGATGCCTCCCCGGAGTGGCACGAGTACAACCCCGACCTGCGCACCGAGCAGAACCACCAGGCGGTACAGGACATGCTGAACCTGATGAGCTTCAAGTGCGGGCTGGGCTGCCACCGCTACAGCTTCGAGAACGGCACCGTGGCCACCGCCACCGAGTACACCGGCAGCCGGCAGGATCTGGTGCAGAACGCCAACAAGAACCAGATTCCCATCGAGAACGCGCTGATCGGCATCCTGCGGGCCATCCTGTGGGCGGCAAAGAACCTGCTGGGCGCGGACGTGGACCCGGACACCAGCATATCCGTCAACTGGGACGACAGCTATATCATCAGTCAGCAGGAGCGCACCGCGCAGCTGCGGGAGGACGCTCTGGCAGGCCTTGTGCCCCGCTGCCGCTACCTCGCCGCACGCTATGGCCTGAGCGAGGACGAGGCCCACCGGTGGACCGAGGAAGCCAAGGCCGACAGCCAGGCGGACGAAACCCTCACCTTTGGCGGGGGTGCCTGATGCTGCCGCCGTCTGCCCTCGACCGCATGCCGGACGCCTTTGTGGCGCTGTGGCAGGGCGTCGAGGATGAGATTTTAAAGGACATCGCCCGGCGCATCGCCAAGACCGGCACCCTCACCGAGACGGCCAAGTGGCAGCTGTGGCGCTACCAGCAGACCGAAGCCCTGCGCAGCGACGTGGTCAAGCTGCTGGCCAAGTACAGCGGCAAGAGCGACACCGCCATCCGGCAGTTGCTTTTGCAGGCGGCCACCGAAGCCATGGAGCGGGAGGACGCCATCTATTACCACTATGGGCTGGAGCCGACGCCCTTTGAAGAGAGCGCCGCACTGAACAATCTGCTGGACGCCGGAGCACGCCAGACGGCGGGCACCTGGAAGAACCTGACCGCCACCACGGCCAACACCGTCACAGGCCAGTTTGAACGCACCCTGGACGCCGCATGGGCCAAGGTGAGCACCGGTGCCTTCGACTACAAAACCGCCGTCAAACAGGCTGTGGACAGCCTTGCAGACGGCATGAAGTTCGTCACCTACCCAACCGGCCACAAGGACAGCATCGAGGTGGCCGCACGGCGGGCCATCCTGACCGGCGTCAACCAGACCGCAGGCAAGCTGCAGGTGGCCCGCGCCGACGAGATGGGGGTTGAGTTCTTCGAGACCACCGCCCACGGCGGTGCACGCCCCAGCCACGCCGAGTGGCAGGGCAGGCAGTTCCACCGGGGCGGTGCGGTGGACTACATGGGAAAGCATTACCCGGATTTCGAGGCCGCCACCGGCTACGGCACCGGGGCCGGGCTGTGCGGCTGGAACTGCCGACACACCTTTTTCGCCGTGTTTCCGGAGCTGGGCGACCCGCCCGCATGGACCCGCGACCAGCTGGAAGAGCTGAACGCCCGGAACATCGAGTATAACGGCAAACTGTACACCTGGTACGAGATCAACCAGATGCAGCGTGCCCGGGAGCGCAATGTGCGCCGCTGGAAGAAACGGTATCTCGCCGAGACGGCTGCCGGGGTGGACACCATCGACAGTGCTGTGCGCCTGAAAGCCGCCCGCCAGAGCCTTGCGGAGTTTGCCAAGGCCACCGGCGGACGGGTGGACAGTGCACGGGTAAGCGTGCCGAAGTTCGGCAGGAGCGAGGGCAGCAGGGCAAGCGCACAGGTGCGGAAAGCATCCTCTACATACAGCAGCTTGAACACAAAGGCGAAACCTGTTACAATGCAGTCAATCGCAAATGTTAAGGCGTTCAGCTGTGACACACTGGATGCCGCCGGGCAGCAACAGCTGAAAAACGCCCACAAGCGCCTTCTCATGGTCGCTTCAAAGCAGCCGGAAAATGTTGAAGTGGGCAGGGTGTTCGACATCAAGATGAAGCCGCTGACGAAAGATATCATCGGCTTGCCGGATGGTCATTCTGTTCAGCTACCAAACCCGGATGTACCCTATATTGCGATTCATACCCATCCTGCATGCGGTAGCTTTTCAAATGGTGATCTGCGGCAATTTACGCGAAACGCAAATTTGAAGTTGCTTACTGCTCTTGGGCATGATGGGCATATTTACGCAATCGAAAAGACTTCTACTTTTCAAGAAAGCTCCGCGAAACAGGCCATTCGGAAAATGGATTGCGCAATTGATGAATTGCTCAAGTCCACGCTGACGGATGAACAGGTTCTTGAAAAGGCAGAAGGGGTTATTTCGGACTGCATAAAGGAGTTGCAGAAAAATGGTGCCAAATTCTACGAATAAACCTTCTTACACAGAACAGGAAGTCAGGGAAATGCAGCAGGTTCTTCTGGAAACTCCTGTAGACCCGGCATATGACGATATTTGCAACTCATTTTACGATGGGTGGGACAGAACTGTACACCGTCAGATGTATGCTCGTGACTGCTACAGTATTTTGAAAGAACTTGGAAAGCTCCCGCCCGGCATCGAATAACCTTAACCACCATCCACCCGGACGGTGGTTTTCTTTTGCCCATTTTTACAGAAAGGAACGAACCATGAAAAAGATTCTTCTCGCCCTTGCGCTGGCCACATCCATTCTGCTGTGTGGCTGTTCCAGCGAAGCCGAAAAGGCCAACTACAACATCTCCAAGCAGGCTGATTACTTCGAGAGTGAGCGCAAGATCACCGTCTACAACGCCCGCACCGACAAGGTGATCATGGAAGCCGAGGGCTACATGTCCATCTCTAACAACTCGAGCAACGAGCTGGTCTGTACAGTAAAGATCGGCCCCGATACCTACCGCAAAAACTACATCTATCTCAATGACTACACGATGTATGTGGTGGAGGACATCACCGGCACGCATACGGACCCGTACCACTACAAGCTCTATTTCCACACGGACGTACTGCCGAGCGTAGAGGTCAAGCCGTAACCCCCCAAGCCATTCAAAGCACTGTGCAAAAAATGCACGGTGCTTTTTTCATGCCGTCTTAGCTCAGCAGGAAGAGCGGCTGCCCCGTAAGCAGCGGGCCGATGGTTCAAGCCCATCAGGCGGCACCACGCAGTGGGCGGTGCGTACCCCGTCCAAGACCGAATACTGACAGCGAACAGTGTATAAAAACTGTGGTCACACCCAACGAAAGGAGTTTCCACCATGAAACGCGAAGATGTGAAGAACAAGATTCCCGGCATTACCGACGAGCAGCTGAACTGGCTCATGCAGGAGAACGGCGCTGACATCAACCGGGAGAAGTCTGCCGCCACCGCCCTGCAGACCCAGCTGAACAACGTGAATGCCCAGCTCAAGACCGCGCAGGACGGCCTTGCCGCCTTTGACGGCAAGAAGAAGCCGGAAGAGTACGAGGCCGAGCTGGCCAAGCTTCAGGCCGATCTGAAGGCACAGGCCGACGGCTTTGCCTTTGACAACGCCCTCGACACCGCCATCCTCGGCAAGAAGGGCCGCAGCGTCAAGGCCGTGCGTGCCCTGCTGGACGTGGACAGCCTGAAAGGCTCTGCCGACCGCACTGCCGACATCGCCAAGGCACTGGACGAGGCCGCAAAGGCAAACCCCTGGGCGTTCGGCGAGGACGCAGGCCAGACCGGCGCGGGCCGGTACTCCACCGGTGCTGCTCACGGCGACCCCATGCACGGCGAGGGTGATACCGACCCGGTGGAAGCTGCCTTTAAAACCCTGAATCCCACCATCAAACTGTAAGAAAGGACAAGAAACTATGCCTCATACCGCAAGAGAACGTTATTCTGAACTGGTAGACGCCAAGCTGCGCGCGACCATCGTCAAGCGCGTGGGCGTCATCTGCAACAACCGCTACGAGGGCACCCCCAAGGCGGGCGCGGTCAAGGTGCCCGTGCGTGACACCGAGGTGGCCGTGGCCGACTATAACAAAAAGACCGGTTCCACCATGACCCACGGCGACACCAGCTACTTGACCGTGACCATCGACAAGGACAAGGCCGTGAACGAGCTGATCGACGGCTTTGACGCCGAGAGCGTGTCCGGCAAACTGGTGGCCGACCGTCTGGACAGCGCCGGTTACTCGCTGGCGCTGCAGATGGAAAAGGACGCCTCTGAAGAGCTGACCACCGGCGGCACCGCGCTGGCCGACACCGCTGCCCTGACCAAGGCCACCGTTTACGAGAAGATCGTGGACGCCCGCACCCAGCTGTCCAACGCCTACGTCCCCACCAACGACCGCTGGCTGCTGGTGTCTCCGGACACCTATGCCCTGCTGCTCAAGAGCCCGGAGTTCATCAAGGCGTCCGACCTGGGCGACGCCGTGGTGCAGACCGGCGCTGTGGGCCGTGTGGCGGGCTTTAACGTGTTCGAGGACACCACTCTGGGCGACAAGGTGGACTTCGTGGCCGGTCACCCCAACTGGTTTACCCGGGTCGAGGAGTGGACCGAGCCTGTGGCCGTGAACGACCTGAAGGGCAGCGGCACTTACATCGGTGCCTGTGCCGTACAGGGCCGCAAGGTGTACGCCCACAAGGTGACCAAGGCCGCCGCCATCCTCGTCAAGAAGCACGCCTAAGGAAAGGAGCTGCCATGCTGTACTGTACCTATGACGAATACCAGGCGGCGGGCGGTACGGTGCCGGAAGCGGCCTTCGGGGTGCTGTGCAGCCGGGCGTCCCGCCTGATCGACAGCGCCACCTTTGGCCGGGCAGAAGCCCACGCCGCCGGGTGTGAGGATTGCCGCCAGATGCTGGCCGACGCCTGCGCCCAGATCGTGGATCTGTTTGCCGCACAGGCCGCCGTGGGTGCGGTTCCGGGCGCGGCAAGCGTCTCCAACGACGGATGGAGCGTGAGCTTTTCGGCAAACAGCAGCCTGTCCGCAGCGGTGCGCACGGAAGCATGGCACGTTCTGGAAACCGCTCTCGGCGCAGACCCCCACGGCCTGCTGTACAGGGGGTGCTTCTGATGCAGGGCACTGTCACCGTGGTCAACCTCATCCACGACACCGCCGCCGAGACCGACACGCCGGTGTGCTGGGTGTTTCCGGCCTGCAGCTGGCGGGAGCGGCGCGGTTCTTCCGGCTCCGGCACCGCCAAGGACCCGGAGCGTACCACCCATGTGCGCATCCCGGCGGGGCTTTGCACGCAGGGCTATCTGCCCTATGCCCAGTGGGCGGCGCTGCCTGTCGCCGAAAAGCGCAGGCACTGGACGCTGAAACGCGGCTGGAAGCTGGTGCAGGGCGCGGTGACCACCCTGACCGCCGAAGAGTACGCCCACCTCGAAAAAACGCACCTGTGCTGCACCGTGTCGGCCATCTCGGACAACCGGGAACCGCTGCTGCCTCACTGGCATGTGGAAGGGAGCTGAGAACATGAGCGAAATGATCCCGTTCGGGCCCGTTGCCCCGTCGGCAAAACCGAAGTTTGACCCGCCGGATGGGTTCCGGTATCAGACAGACGGCATCCAGATGCAGCTGTCGTGGCGGCCGGACTTCGGCGCGGAGAAAACCGCCGCTCTGCAAAAGGCACAGTATGCCCTCGCACAGGAAGCGGCCAAGCTGATCGACAGCTATGTGCCCTTTGCCACCGGCACCCTGAAGAACAGCGTGAACCTCGCCAGCAAGTATGACGAGGGTCTGCTGGTGTATGACACGCCCTATGCACGCAAGCAGTATTACCTGCATGAGCAGGGCACTTGCCTGCACGGAGAGACCGGTCTGCGCGGCTCCTACTGGGGCCAGCGTGCCCTGGCGGACGTCGGAGAGCACCTCGCCCTTTACGGTGCGCGGGCTGTCACGACCTTCTGGGGAGGGATGGGACACTTATGAGCGAGAGACCCACCATTGCCGCCCTGCGGGCGTGGCTCAAGAGCTGCCCGCTCATCGCCGAAGAGCAGGAATCCACCGGGGCGGCGTTCCGCATTGCAGGGCTGGATGAGGACGCCACCGCCTTTTCCATTGAGGACAGCCCCGGCGACCCGGTGATCACCGAGTATTTTTCCGGGCGGAACATGGCAAAGAATTACCTGTTTTTGTCCCGGCGGGAATACGGCGAAGCGGACGTGCTGGCCATCCAGAACAGCGGCTTTTTTGAGCAGCTCACCGACTGGGTTCTGGCCCAGAATGACTGCCACCACCTGCCCGCGCTGGCCGCACCCCGACAGCCCATCGGCATCGCCGTCACCTCCACCGGCTACATCGTTACCAGCAGCGCGGGCAGCTGCCGGATGCA